ATAGCAAGCCTCCCAGCAGCAGGATGTAGGCCATCAAGAAGATGGCGACGACGGCGACAAACTCGCCAACAATTTCAACGAAGCGCTTCATTGGCCTGCCTCATCTTTCAATCGGTTAAGTTCGTCCACGTATTGCCCGATGAAGTGGTCTTCGTAAGCCAAATCTTCGCTCACATACGCTGGTCTCACGCCGCTGCCGTAGCGCGCCAAGATGTCGTCATATCGGTCACGGTGCAGCTGGATCATGCGCTCAACAACTTCGATGCGGTCAGGGATGTCGTTGTCTGTCATGGGGTTTCTCCAATCTTGATTTCGGGGCATTTATTTCAGGCGATCTCAGCCAGCGCTTGCGCGGCTTTCTTAGCATCTTCGACCTGTTGCAGCGTCATGCCGCTGTTGGCGATTGCCATAGCGTGATCCAGCGCCTCCGCTACGCGGTCGTCGTCGGTGGCGGTTATGGCGAGGACGAGGGCCAGCGTGAGGGCTTCGGATTTTGTCTTGAGTTCCATTGTCTGTCTCCTTCTGAGGGTTGGTGGGGGCCGAAGCCCCAGTTGATTAGATTTTTGCGGCCTTGAGGATGCCAGCCTTGCACGCGCTGCGGTTCCACTCTGTGGTTCCAATCACCTGCCAACACCAATGGCTTTCTGCGTCTGGGTGGCCTGCGTGCCACTGGTGAAAATACTCGCCCGTGCAAAAGCAGATTGCGTCTACGCCAAAATCTTTTGGGTCAAGGTCAACGTCCTGCCGCTTGATGGTATGACCAGCCTTTTTGTGCCACTCCCAGCGGTCGTCTGCGCCACCGTGGCTGCCGGATAGCGTAACGTTGAAGGTCTCTCCGTTTTTCTCGACACGCGACCCGCCAGCGTAATCGGTCAGCTTCACTTGACCAAGCAGTTTGCCTTTGGTGCCTTTTGTAAAATCGAAAACTTTCATCTGCCTGTCTCCTTCTGAAGGGTGGTGGGGGCCGAAGCCCCCTGTTATTACTGCGGGAGCTTCCAAGTGAATGCCTTTTTGCCCTCGGCGTAACTGGTAACGCACTCATGCACGCTGATGGTCTTGCGGATGCAGCTACCGATAGAAGCGGCAGCATTGATGGCGTCTTCATGCGCCATCTCTGCGGTGGCACCCTTGCCGACTACGATGTTGCCGTTGAAGGTTGCTGCTTTGTGTTCGTAGAAGGTCATCTGTCTGTCTCCTTGGTTGGTTGCTTCTCCTGATCACACCTAATCACAGGAAAAAACACCAATCAACAACTTTTTGCAGGTTGACTGCATATTTTTTGCATATAGGGTGCATGTGATCAACACAGGAGGATCACCATTGAAACAGTTCAAGACAATCGGCATTCAGGTGACGGAGGCCCAGTTGGCCGCGCTGGAAGCCGCTGCGGATCGGTTCGGGCTTGGCATCGGCCCCTACATGCGTATGACCGCGTTGCAGGCAGCGGCCAGTGCCGGGTTTCACCATGAGCAGCCACGGGCCGACTGATGGTAAATGGTCGCGCCAAGGGAGCCAGCTTTGAGCGAGAGGTGGCAAAGCTACTGCACGCAGAATTGGGGATCAGCTTTAGGCGAAACCTGGAGCAATATCGCTCAGGGCAAAACGACGACCTGACGCCGGACGATGACAGCTTCCCGTGGTCAATCGAGTGCAAGCGCTACGCTGGCGGATCGTTTAGCCCAGCTTGGTGGCAGCAGGCGTCAGACGCGGCGCAGGCACAAGGCAAGCTGCCCTGCGTCATCTACAAGTTTGACCGCAAGCCGATCCGGGTGGCCATCCCGCTCGGCGCTATTTTTGAAGATACCGACGGCCACATAGTTGACGTTTCGCTAGAAGCCTTCGCATATATCACAAGGGAGTTGATGGAATGATAAAGACTGACATGACAAACGAGCAATATCACGCTCACGAAGCAATCAGCAGCAGCGACGTGAAGGCGGTGCATTCAACAAGCGCCTACCACTGGCTTTACAAGACCTACAAGCGGTCTGCGGCGTTTGACTTAGGCACCGCCGTCCACGCGCTGATCCTTGAGCCGCACGCTGACCTTATCGTGCGCGGGCCGGAAGATCGCAGGGGCAACAAGTGGAAGGAGGAGGCGGCGGCGGCTGAAATGAACGGCCAGCTATTGCTGACCGAGGCCGACTACGACAAGTCTCGCGCAATAGCTGACGCGGTCATCTCAACGCCAGTTGGGCAGACCATGCAGAGCGAGCGCACGATCAACGAAGCCAGCATCTTCGCGACGTGTTCGCATACCGGCTTGCAAATCAAGACGCGGCCAGACAGCTACTGGCAGGATCGCGGGATCATCTATGACGTGAAGACGACGCAGGATGCCTCACCGATCGGCTTTGGGCGTGAGGTCGTAAAGTATAACTACGCGCTGCAAGCCGCATTCTACCTGCACGTCTGCCGGGAGGCCGGGTTGCCAGCCAAGCAATTTGTCTTTGCGGCAGTCGAGAAGGAGCCGCCGTATGCGACTTGCGTCCACATGCTGTCAGATGATTATATAGCGTGGGGCCACAGCCAAATGCTGGGGGCTATGGAGCAAATCAAGACAGCGCAAGACAGCGGCGAATACAACACTGGCTGGCCTGCCCTGAATATTCTGGACTTACCGCGCTGGATGAGTGCAGATGACGACTTCGACACCGAAAACTGAGCCAAGAGGAGATCACCATGGCCAATGAAGACTTTAAGAAAATCTTGATCCAGAACGTGGAATTGAAATATCCGCGACTTAATGAAACCTACCGCTTCAACACGGCGAAGCGGCAGTCGGAACCGTGCGCGCCAACTGCAAGCGGTGCAAGCTGGTCTATCGCGTGGACCATGTCAGCGGAGCAGGGCAACGCACTCTACAAGGAGCTGAAGGCTCACTATCTGGCGCGCCAAGCTGCGGGCGGGATCAAGGCCGAGTTTACCGGGATCTTCGGGATGAAGAAGCTGGAAGATGGAACCGTTGAGGTGCGGGCAAAGCGCAATGGAACCAAAGCCAGCGGAGAGGTGAACATGCCGCCAATTGTTATCGGTGGGGACAAACAGCCGCTGGCAGACAAGGGGATCTGGTCTGGGTCAAAGGGCAATGTGCGCTGCTTCGCGTGCCCAGTGACCGACCCAGAGGGCAAGGCCGGGGTTAGCCTCTTCTTGGACGCTCTACAGGTGACACACGCAGTCTACGGCGGTGGAGGATTGGACGACTTCGCAGACGTGGGGCCGACGAAGCAGGCAGGCGCTGTTGACGATCCCTTCGCCGCTGACGCACCAGAAGACGACCCCTTCGCCACTCCGTCACCTAAGCCCACCCCGGCAAAGGCAGACTACGACGACGAAATCCCCTTCTGACAATAAAAAAGGCCCGCTGCCGGGGAGAAATGGCAGCGGGCCTCAGTCGGGAGGAGGAGAAGAACGTGACCCATGACAGTCAGCGATGGACCAATTATAATGAACACAACACCTAGTATCAAGCCGCTTGTTGTTTTGCTGAACAGAGGCGCACTTAGCACGCTGAAAGACAAGCCCGGCAGCACTTACGACGGGATCACGGCGCAGCAGATCGCGGCCATGGTCGCAACGCCGCAGTCAGTCAGCAAGTCCGAGGCACTCTTCATCATCCCATCCGAATATCGTGAACACGACGGCAGGTCGCACGAAGCGCAGCGCACGATGGGGCAATATCGCTATCTGGCCTTCGATATCGATAGCGGCAACCACACGCTGGCAAAAATCAAGGACAGCTTTGAGGCTATATTCCCCGACGCTGGCATGATGATCTATTCGTCGGCTTCGGCCTCTGAGGAAGAGAAGAAGTGGCGCGTGTTGGTGCCGCTGAGGACAGCCATCGCCGGAGCCAATTACCCCGAAGCGACAATGGAGGCGGCTGACATGCTGCGGCATCGCGGCATTACCTGCGACCCGTCGCTGACACGCTGCGGCCAGCCAGTCTACCTACCAAACGTCCCGCCAGAGCGCAGGGACGAAGCCGGAGAGCCGCTGTTTTATCAGTCAGAGATCGTCCGCAAGCGTGGCTACGAGTATCACGGCGGCGACATAGAGCAGGCCGTCCGGCAGGCCGAAATCCGCAGGCAGGCGTTGCAGGAACAGGCAGCGGCAGATCGTGAACGCAGAGCCGCAGAGCGGGCCGCACAGCGGGCATCCCGTGGCGATGAGATAAGTGCAGTGGAGGAATTCAACGCGCGCCACAGCGTGGCCGACATCCTGGCAAAATACGGTTACGCCAAGCAAGGCCGCAGCGATCAATACCGCTCGCCCAATCAATCATCCGGCAGCTATGCGGTCAAAGATTTCGGCACGCACTGGGTCAGCCTATCTGGCAGCGACGTGAGCCTTGGCATCGGACAGGTGAAAGATGGCTGGTGCTGGGGCGATGCCTTTGATCTTTTCTGCTTCTATGTCCACGGCGGCGACATGAAGGCGGCAGTCCGATCCTATGGCGCAGAAATCCGGGGGCCTCAGTTGACAACACCCGACGACCCGCTGGCCGACTTTGAATTCGTCAGCGAAATTTCGTCGGCACCGGAGGCCAATGAAACAACGCCGGAGCAGCAATCCAACGAAATTTCGTCGGATGATGACTGGCAGTTGCCGGATGCGGGCGATGAGCCGCCGGAGCCGCAGCACTGGCCGACGCCAGCGACCAACTTCGACTCCAGCGTCCTTCCCCGCCGCGAGTGGATTTACGGGCATGACTACATCCGCAAATACGTCAGCGTGCTTGCGTCGGCAGGTGGCATCGGGAAAACATCGCTGACCGTTGTTGAGGCGCTGGCAATCGTCACAGGCCGCAACCTGCTAGACACGCACGTGAAGCAGCAATGCAACGTCTGGATCGTCAACCTAGAAGACCCGCGACTTGAAATCGAAATGCGGATGCTGGCTGCAATGCAGCACTACAAGATCGAACCGTCAGAGGTGCGCGGCAAACTTTTCTATGATGGTGAAGATACCTTTGCCATGACGCTGGCCGCTGAAGGCAGGGACGGCTTAAAGACCAATGACGCGCTGCTTGAGATGATGACACGCAAGGTCAGGGAGCATAACATCGGCGTGGTCATCATCGACCCATTCGTCTCCACACACCTTGTCAACGAGAATTCTAACAGCGGCATCCAAGCTGTCGTCGCCATGATCCGCAAGCTGGCACGCGACACCAATTCATCCGTCTCGCTGGTCCACCATGTCCGCAAAGGCAACGGGGATGACGCCACCGTTGACAGTGTTCGCGGGGCTGGTGCGCTGATCGGCGCTGCCCGTGCTGCACGGGTCATCAACCGGATCACTGAGGACGACGCGCTGCGAATGGGTGTGGACCAGAAGATCGCAAAGGGCATCTTCAGGGTGGACGATGGCAAAGCAAACCTTGCACCTCCCGCCGACAAGGCTGTCTATCGCCGCATGATCGGCGTGCAGATCGACAACGAGGAGTGGGTGGGTGTCTGCGTGCCGTTTGAGATGCCTGATCCGTTTGATGACGTAGGGCCGAAAGAACTCCGCAAGGTGCAGGATATGGTTGCCGGAGCGGAAGCTAATGAAGACCCGTATCGCGCCAATGTGCAGGCGAAGCATTGGGTCGGCAACGCAGTGGCCACTGTCTTGGGGCTGGATGGCAGCGACAAGGCGCACAGGGCGCGCATCGGCATGATCATGAAGACGTGGATCGCCAACGATGCGTTGCGTGTGGAAACCACTGAGAGCAAGCGTGATGGCCGCGAGGTGCCATGCGTTTTCGTCGGCAACTGGGTCAAGCCAGAGGAGATGGAGTGATGCTTCACTATCACGGCACACCTCTCACGCCGAGAAACGAAATGCTGAAAATGGCTGGCAAACACTTTTGCGTCAGTTACGCGCACCCTTTTGACGGAGACTGGTGCCTTCAGAATGGCCAGTCCGTGATGTGGGACAATGGAGCATTTAGTCTACATACTAAGGGCAAGTCAGTCGATTGGTCAGGTTTTCACCAGTGGCTTGAATGCCGCCTTGGCCATCCGCACTGGGCCGTTGTTCCAGATGTTATTGATGGTGACATTGAGGACAATCTGAAACTCATTAACCAATGGCCACATCAGAAAAGCATGTCCGCCGTTGTTTGGCATATGGGGGAGCCAATAAGTCATTTGCATAGACTTTGCGATCTAGGCTTTGCAAAGGTTTGCTTTGGCAGTTCAGGTGCTTACTGGCAAGTTGGCTCTGAAGCATGGGAGCGGCGGTGCGATGAAGCATTTAACGCTCTGGCATCAAATGGTGCGCTTCCTTGGGTGCATATGCTTCGCGGTTTGGCGCTGTGCGGTGATCGTTGGCCGTTTGCTAGCGCAGACAGCGTGAACGTAGCACGCAACTTTAAGAATAAAGGCTCTGAAACTTGCCCAGAGAGAATGGCAAGGAGGATCGACGCTGTTCAATGTCCGGTGAAATGGACACAGCGCGCAACACAAATGGAGATGTTTGATGTTTAAGTTTCTGCTCATTGCAGCATTCGCTGCAACCGTCCCAGCGGCAAACTGGATGATCGGCAATGTCGGGCAATGCATTCCGAATGGGCCATGCCTTATTCCTGTCGGTTTTGGTCTTATGGCTCCATCAGGTGTTTTGATGGTCGGCGCTGCATTGGCTTTGCGTGATGCTGTCCACTCAATTCTTGGTGCCAAGTTCGCGCTGATCGCCATCGCTCTCGGTGTGATCTTGTCCGCCGCCGTTGCACCTGCATCACTTGTTATAGCATCTGCCGCAGCGTTCTTGATGTCTGAATTGTCAGACTTTGCCGTCTATGCACCTCTGCGGCAAAAGAGTGTGCCAGCGGCGATCATTGCATCCGGCTTGGTTGGCTCCGTTGTAGACAGCGCGGCGTTTCTTTTGATCGCGTTCGGAAGTCTGGACTTCATTGCGGGGCAAGTCGTCGGGAAAATGGAGATGACGCTTGTATGCGCCGTTGCTGCGTTGATGCTCCGCCGCACCTTTTCCGCACCTCAAAAACAGGTGCGGAGTGCGGAGAAATAAGCCGAAATTACCTCCGCCGCACCACCTGCATATATATATGCAAGGTGCGGCGGTGGTTCGGAAGGGTCTGGGAGTGAGTGCGGAAAATGAAAGGTGCGGCAATGGTCAAAGTAAGGCTCAGTAGGCGAGTGGATCAAGCCGGAGGAAATGAATTGACGGCCCCTAACCGCACTCACCGCAGTCATTCCGCAGTCATAAATGCTGACTGCGGTGAGCGTTTTCAACACGTTAGCTGGTGTTCACCGCAGTCGTTCCGCAGTCAGAAGGCAGGAAACCTGCCAATTGGGCATAAAAAAACACCCCGCGAGGAGTGTTGCAAGAATGTCACCGCAGTCGTTTGCGTGAAATTCCTCCGGAATTTATACCACTGCGGCGGCGGTGTCAACACCCCTCAAGTGCGCGGACCTATGATGAGCGGCTTAAGCAGCCGCACTCGTCATCTCGACGGTCCCGACGCGCCCCGCCCGCAGGCAGGCCTCCGCTGTCGCTATGGCATGCAAGCGGTCGGGCGCACCGGACAGTCTCGAGTGGAAGTTAAGTTTATGGATGGGAGAGAATACATTGGCGAGAAATAGTAAGCCAAAGTCAAAGCCACGTCGGCCAGAGCGGCAGAAGAAGTCAGACCGCCTGACAAACCCAGCCGCATCGGCGGTGGCCATCAAGATAGATATGATGATGGCTCCCCTCACGCTGGCCGTGGACGAGGCAGACCGCAGGTGGGGAATTGACCGCCTGCCCGAGTTGGTGGCCGTAGACACGGCGGCGAAGTGGGGACTGACGCTGGCGAAGCTAAGCGAGGCAATCGACGCAGAGGACGCGGAGAAGGCCGCACAGTGGACGGGGGCCGCTCTCCGGGGGTTGGCGTTCATGGAGGCAGAGGCAAGCGCTGGCGGCGCTCTGCGGGCGTGCAGCGACGTTTGGGAGGTAGAGCTGAACGGGGTGGTCTACGGGATTATGAGAGATGGCCGCGCGTGGCAGGAGATCCGGGAACAGCGGCCAGACTTGCGGCTGCTGACGCTGCGGGAGGTTGCCGTGGCCGTCGAGTGGTGGTCAGAGTATGGCTTAGGGAAGATGCAGGCGGCGGTGGCTGACGCATTCCCGGCGGCGGAAGTAATCAGGAGCAGGCCGGGTGGCTCGCTGGAAGATGACATAGGAGAGTTGTGATGAATAGAAGTGAAGTGCTGGCAGATGCCGATCGGCTGATCCACGGCGAGCGCCAACAGAACTACGGCGACGCAGCGGACAGCTTCGGCGCGACTGCGGCCATGTGGTCGGCATATCTTGGCTGCGGCGTGACAGCCCGCGACGTGTGCAACATGATGGCGCTGCTGAAAATCGCCAGACTGCGCTTGGGGCAGCACGACGACAGCAGCGTCGATGGCTGCGGCTATCTGGCGCTGGGTGCGGAGGTGGCAGGCTGATGGTGTCGGCGGTGGTTGACGTGGGTGGCGTCCGCGATGACGTCGTGGCCGACGTTGCTGACGCGATCCTCGACGCCATGGATGATGCCATTGACGAGGGGGCGACAGTGGCCGAGCTGCTGTGCGCTCTCGGTGTGGTTCTCGAGGAGATGCTGGGCGAAAATGTCAGCCCAGAGAGCATGCATTGAGCGTGGAGGTTGGAAGTGGTGACGCTACCGAAGTTGCCGTTTGATTTGCCGCCAGCGACGGTGGACGAGACTGCCCCAAGGTTTTCACTGACGAAGCGTGGAGCCAGAGGGGCCGTTGACGAAAGCCTGACCGAGCCGGACTGGGGCGACATTCCCGTGATCGACGCAGCAGACGGCGAGGGCGTGCCGTGGACTGACGCTGACGTCTGACAGGTGGCGGTTTGAGGTCTGCCCGGCGCACACGCCGTCGCACCCGTCCGCGCGCCTGTGCGTGCCGAAAATTGATTGACGATGTCAACTGTTAACAGTGTCAACTATTGACGATGTCAATTATTAACAGTGTTAACTATCTTCGGGCTGACACAACATATAGTGTTTGCTGCCGCATAATATCGGCACAATATGCTAAGTCATTGATAACATTGAGACAGCCTTTTAACATAATGACCATTATGCGCCTTATGCGTTAAGCGGCTTATGCGACCCGAAAATTGATTGACGATGTCAACTATTGACAGTGTCAACTATCTCCGGGCTGACGCAACACAGCCCGCAGCCCGCCAGCATCTGTAGACCCCCCCCCGGCGGGCGCGGCGGCGGGGGCCGCTGCTGAGGCACTCCCCGACCTACCGCCGAGAAAATTTTTCAAAACTAAGCGCGCAGCTAATTGACGCATAAAGAGGCAGGCAATATGTTAAGT